CCTAAAATTACATCCTAAATTATTTTGGTAGTCAAGCGTATCCCATGTATGATAGCAAGATTCGTCCCAAAGAAGAGACCTAAGATTACCCCATACCGTGGTTAACGTACCAATTTTTCTTTCAGCAAAGTCTTCATCAAAATTTTGTTGCGATGCTAAGAACGACGAGCTAGATCTTAACAGTTCTGATTGCGAATCGTCTACTGTTAAAATTGTTCCGATTCCGCCTTTCCAATATCCAGTGTTAATTACCTGAAGACTGTATTCACCAGAAGCAATTCCATGATCATAATACCAACCGGTGTCATTAACTGCGCTTGCTGGAAATTCCGTAGACTGTGCTAAAATAAATTCACCTGTTGCAGGATACATGTTAAAGTCCATGTAAATTTCCGCGTTTCCACTGTTATTAGATCCTAAATATGTTCTTGCGGGAAATACATCATATTCGTATTCAATCCAAATAGATGAGCCATTTGCATATTCTGTTGCAAGATACGCGTTAAGATCATTAAGTGATCCACCGTCAATAGTTGCTATATCAACAATGTGAACCCCTTGATAATTTGTAGGCACACCACCCCATATATCGTAAGGATGACCAGTTGTACCCGCATCAAGAAACGCATGGATTGTTCGTAATCTTTGCTCATAAACTATCGAACCTATTGCGTCTCTAACGTAAAGTATAATGATAGTAAATCCTGGAACAATTTCATCAGTTGGGTTTGCGGGTTGACATCCAATAGCAGGAGCTGCGTCTACAATAAACATTTTTCCGATATGATCATTAACTAATGGATCATTATCAATTGATTGCTGAATTACCCACGTAGAAGACGATGGAGTTGGATCCCATATTAAATTGCCATTTGCGGCATTGTTACCTCTAAATCTATAAATCTGTCCTAACTCACCTCCTTTGTAGTAAATAGAATCAGTCCCTCCTCCTTGTAAAAGAATGTAATTGGGTTGACCAATATAGTTATCTTTTGCTTGGATTCCTATTCGCTTTCTTTTAGGAATTGCATCGTCTCCGTAAAGACGGACAAACCGGTTTATGATAACCCCGTTTGGATTAGTGGTTTCATTATAAACTTGATCACCTGATAGAACAATGGTTCCGCCAATCTCTCGAAGAACTTCCCACACTGTAGGATTATTACGAAATGCTTCAGGTGGTGTTGATGCAAGTTCAACTAGAGTTATATTAGGTATTGAATAATCTGCTGATATAACCTCAATCTGATAGACAACACCACTTCTGCGAATGAATATCCAGTCATTAGGATTAATAACAGGTTGAATTTCTGGATAAGCACGCTGATTTTCTATTCTTATAGTAGGATTAACTGATGCGGGAGTGGTAAGATTATCGGTGTAGCCTAATACACGCCCTTCAACATTATCTTCTGGTGAAACCTGTAGAATTTCTATTTGCTTTTTTGGAGGAAGATTGTAGTTATTAACAATTGATGTGTTCCCTACATTAATATGGTCCCATGTAATTTTTGAATCCTCCCAAATCGCGGTTGAAAATGTTGGATTAACCCAACGGCCATTAGCATTTTCCCAATCGTAACGAATACCTTCAAAAACCGGTGGCGATAGCACTCCCATTGTTGGTTCAAACTCTGGAATAGGTTCTTGATAAAACTCATCCCATGTATCTGCGCAGTCGGAAACATATCTTGCGGTAAAAGAAAACGCTGCTTCCGGGAGTACTGCTTCTAGGTAATCGTACTTAATTTCATTAGTGTAATTGTTATCTGTGTCATACACAATTAATTCAATCGTATACTTTCCAGCATACGGTAAAAGAACATCATGCGTAATAAGATCATCAATAGGTCTTGGACCAACTGCGTAGTTAAACTGCTTAGTAGGATCCTGCGGCGATGTTAGAGAAACCTTCCATGACATTTGGTAAAAGTCGCCTCTTCCTAATTCATCCCATGTATAAAGATTACCCGATTGCCCGCCATTTGGCGAAACGATAGGTTCTTCCGTGTACCCTCCCCCGTTATTAATTACATAGACTCCTTGATGAACTTGTATCTTGTCACCAACTGCAATTGTTGTAGTTACTGGAGATCCGTTACAGTTTGTTAGGTAAATCTCAGAAAAAGGAGGGTTGACGATTGACGTAATTGTCCCTGCCGGTATTCCTTTTCCTTTTACAATTCTACCTACGCTGATTGCATTAATACCACCAGCAGGTAAAGCAGGACTTAATGTTAAAACATCTCCGGTGCCTACGCTATTACCTATGCTAGCAACTGTGTATTCAATAATTCTTAAAGATCCGTCTTTAATGTTTCCTCCGACTGTTCCTCCGTATCCACCGCCGCCAGCTACTTTAAAGTTTGGCGTAAATTTATATCCGCTTCCGGGTTTAATTATTTCAACGGCAAGCAATTGACCAGTTCCTGATGAAAGAGGATCAATATATGCTTTTAATGTTGCATCTTCACTTCCACCTATGTCTTGCCAACGATATGGAACTTCATCCCATGTTATGTCAAAACTTGTAGATACCTGTAGCGGAGCGCCAACAGGAATACCTGGTGCATCTACATAAGGCTCAATAATTGCTTTGTCATTAAAATAGCCTACCGGTGTTTGGCTGGTTGCTTTAAGATCCAACGCAGCAGAAATACCTCCAATACTAGGTGTGAATGCAGCCGAAGGTATTGTACTGTACTTTAATCCTTTATCATAAAGAAATACGCTTTCCGCTTCAAATGGGATGTCAGTTGCCAAACAATTAAATCCAAATGCATTAGCCACCACATATTGATTTCCATTAGGACGAAGGACGATCGATTGAAAGAACCCACTTGGCATGGACGAATAATTGGACCCTTGATTAGCACCTGCGTCAATACCAAAATTTGTAACTTCTCCATTCGGACCTACCATGTTAATGGTTATTCGTATAGGATTTTCGTATGTTCCTCCTCCTAAAGTAATCACATCGCCAGGCTGATATCCTTCGCCACTTGGTGTAAGCGGGGCAATGATTCCAAGAGCCGCACCTCGCATTCTTACATTACCTTTTGCTTGCTGAAATGCTTGTCCAGGAAAACTTATTATCGGGATTTCTCCGTAATATGGTCCGCCGGCATTACTAATAAGAGCTTTATTAATGTCGTACTTATAGTTATAGTTTCTAATTAGCTCATAGTAAGGTGGGGAAATAAGAGTGCTATCAGGATCAAATGGTCTTGCATCAACTATCTGAATGCGTTTTCCATTTGTCTGAAAGTCAATTTGCCTTGTTAGATTAACTTCTAAAAGCGTTGACGGATCACTCCAAGAATTAACAGCATATCTTTCATAATAAACACCTTCACCTGTGATATCAATAATTCTTGCATTTAGCGGCAAAAACTTGTCTTTTAAATATCGTTTAAGCGCAAATAACTTAATAAGAACTTCTTCATTAGTGTACTCAAAAGCATCTTCAGTCTCTGGAACACCAAAACTATCAGCTTCTCCGCTGTCTCTGACAATATCGTAATAGAGTCCGAAAAGGCTGGTCTTCTTATAATGAAGACTAGGAAGTAGCGTTATTGCTTCGCTGTTCTTGGCTTTATCGCGTAACTGAAAAGGAACTTGCATCTGTCGATACTTCCCATAGTAATCGTCTTCTTGATTTACGTTTAGCCAGTATTCTTTAATTCTTACATCATAATAGCCAAACCAATTAACAATGTTAACAAGACCACGATAAGATCCTACGTATGGCCAAATGTTATCACCTTCCAAGAGCATTTCTTTTCTCTTGGCATTTAAGAGTTCATAGTTTATATTATCTTCATAAACATCTGATTCTCGAAGTATCAGCTCTTCAACCGGTGTTACGTCTCTTCCAAAGTTTTCTAATAGTTTCCCTAATCTTTCATCTTCGGCAATTGATTCACATTCATAAATACTGTTGAAGATGCGTTTAGCCGTAGGATATGTCACATCATCAATGACAATTGAAGAAACGTAAGATCCTTCCACTTCTGTTTGGAATCCTATATTGATCTGTAAAGATTCTTTAGCAATTCTTTCATTAACCGTTCTTTGATAAAGAAGATTTCCACCCGGCAAAGTGTCGGGAACTACTGGTGAAGATGCGTCATTAAACTCAAAGAAAACTTCCTTCCTTTTTGTAATCGTAGGATAGTCCTCGTTATATGAAACGTCAAACAAAAAGAATTCTTCATCGCTTCCTCCACCAATATATGCACGATATATTGGTACAACGCCAAAGAAAAGATCGGTGGGAATCGTTGCTGGTATTTCACGAGCTAGCGCAAAGTATATCTTAGTTGTTCTAACCGCAGTAAGAACATGTAAGCCTTCGAGAGGATTGGTTCCGCTGCTGCTAAAAATTCTGATTGTATTCCCTTGTCTAAGATTGTGTGCTGTGTATGCTTCTAACGATAATGTAACGTTTGGCGTTAATGTGTCTTTGGTTAATAAGATGTAGTTGTATGTTGTGTTAATTTCTTTAATAACGGTTCCTAACACAATGTTTGAACCTGTCACATACATACCTACTTGTAAAGAAGATAACTGTGCTGGTGTTACACCAGTTATCTTATTTAGTTCTACAAAGTTAACGTGTCCAGTAACGGGATAGGTTTTTATACTAATTGACGCAATCGTTCCGTTTGCTGAATATTCCGTAATATCAAAAGGACCGTATTCTTCTACACGTGGAAACGTGTAAGCTGTTTTACCTTCAGAATCATATACTTCTTCAACCATAAATATGTGGTCAGAAGATATTAGTCCAGTAGACACTGGTTCTAAAAATTGGTTAACAAAGAGCTGCGTTGAAGGGTATGTAAACCCGGAATTCTCTAATGATGAAGGTATTGTGTATGAAAGTATTTCCCCAGAATTGGGATCGACAATAAGCGCCGACGAATCAGTGACCCAGGTTTTTCCTACAATAATATCAGTAAAAACTAGATACGTACCAGGATCGTAAAGTTTTCCACTCTTAAGTATTTCTACGTGTGAAATTAAGCCGTTCTGATTTGTATATGCATTAATGACTGCTCCGTAACCTACACCTCCGTCTGGCTGAATTATTTCAACACTTAGAATTTCTGTAGGTTCGGGGTTTAGACCGTAGCCTTTCTTAGAAAAGAGTCTTAATCGGTTTGTTAGTATCATTAGTTGAGATACTTGTAGTTTTTATCAGCTGTATAATTAAAAGCTTTTTTGATACCGCTAGCTCGGTCCATTATGTAAACAAAGAAAATTTGGAATCTACCAATAATTGCTTCCCTCTTACTATCACTTAATAAGTAAGATGACAGTGAACGAGAAAACCCATTTTTTCTCCAATCAAACCCAGTGTTCTTTATGTCATCAAATTGATGATACATTGCATCGTAATAGCTGTCCCGCGTTAAGTATTGCCCTTTTCTAACCTTCATCTTATGTGTTCTTTATATTGTCAACGTTAATTCTGTGAAGTTCCATGTTTAATGACTTTGGTGTATCTTTTGCTGAGAATGCAATGTTAATACTACCCGGCTTTGATTGATCTGAAGAATCATAGTAAAAATAGCCGGATCTATCGGGCCACCCACCACGAACAAGCGCGTATTCACCTCTCCCGATAACAACATCGCCAAACACATCAATACCTTTTTCTGGCAATGAGGCGTTTGCAGGATCGCTCTTAAAGACTTCATTTTCTTCGGAAACAAACCAAAGATTAACGCTGTCAACACCCTGAATATTTTCAATAATAGCAATTAAGTCGGATTTTGGAATTCTATCTCTTCTTCTGTTTTTCAAAAAGTAATCACTACATTTTGAAACAATATCTTGGCGAATTGCGTCTTTACTAAACCCTTCAAATGCAGTAATGTTAACGTTTAACACATACCGTTTAATCACTGGCTCCAAAATCTTGATAATTGTGGTTAAAATCTTTTGACCGCTTTGCTCAATAAAATCATAGATTTTTTCTTTTTCATCAGCGGATAAAAAGAAAAGCGAAACTGGGACAGTAAAGTAGTCATCATTCTGGGCTTTTCTTTTATTAACATCAGGTATCAAGAAAAGATAGACCACGTTATCATCAGCTATGTAATCGTCGTCAAATGTACTGAAAGCATCAATAACAGAAAAAATGTTAAACTTTTCTAAAAAGTAAACATAAGAATCCGCATTTGCTAATACGTATGCTCTTGACGTTTTAGGAGAAAGAACTCGTGTTAGTTCAATAGGCTCGGGGTCAGAACCAAATATTACCGATTTTTTAATACTAATATCAATAACAGAACTTACAGTTACTGAGTTACCTGCGGTGTCAAATACGTCATCAGTAAATTGAAATTGCGGAATTTCTCCTAACAGTATGTTTCCAGCATTGCCTGCGGTTGTTAAGTATTCAACTCGAATTGACGATCCTAAGTCAGGGCGTTTTCCAAAAAACCCATTTCCAAAATACAAATCAATTCCTTCATTGATTCCCGTCTTTACAACTACACCTTTAGCCTCATAGGGCAAGTCATAAACCGAATCATAGAGTTTCCACTTTTCACTGTTAACATAAACGTTAATAAAAAAGTTATCAATCTGTGAGCCTTTCTTTGGCCTAATAGTATATGACTGTAAAGCTCTTCCTGTTCCAGTGACGGTTTGCGCTTCAATCGCACCTTGCGTTATCTTTACCTCGAGAGTGTTTTTCCCCGTAAGGTTCATGCGAATTTCCTCATTCTCCGCAGTAATCGTGTAAGTAAGACCTGTGGAATTGTCAACAAGACGAGTGAAATTAGGTATGATGATTGTGTTTCCGTAAATGTCTAGCGGGTTTCCATTATAAGTTAATAAGACCGTTCCCGATGCTGCAATCGCGCGAGTTGGATTATGACCAGCTATCCTAGAAAGGCTTCGAATCGATATATCGCGTGTTGCTGTATAAATGTTTAATTCTGTGATGCTATCTTCTATGTAATAAAAGATCAATTTGCCCATGTCAATCATTACATTTAGTAATTGACCATAGGCACTTGCAGGTGTAAATACATCACCTACCTGTAAAAACTTTGAAGTTAAGTAAGCTCTTGCATCATCATAGAGCTGATCGTAACGAATTCGGTTAAGCTTAAAAATATCTAAAGCCATTCTGATGTCTTATTTTGCGACGACACCAAGATACTTTGTACCGTCTATGTATATATCAATGTAACATAAATCCCTCACGGTTCCGGGAACAAAATTGACCTGTATATCTATGTTGTAATTAGGTGCTTCGGGAACATATTTTGCTATTTGCGCGTAAAAATCCTTTTGTATCTGATATGTATTTGCGTTAAACTCAAACAATAAATCATTTAGACTTAAACCTAAATCGGGCACACCGAGTACCTCACCTTTGTTGGTAAAAATAATCATACGCAATTTTGTCAACAGCGCCTCCAAAGGATTATTGGTCTCTAGTATAGCATAGTTATACAGAGGATCATTTGCATTACGACAATAGATTTCCTTAAGCATTAATTAGGTAGTAATAGTTTTTATCTTAATGGAAAATGTAGAACCAATCTGGACTGTTCTCATCGTCAATTCTAGTCTTAATCTCTTCCAGCTCTTCTTTCCCTTCTTCTTTATAGAGGTCAGAATTAATAGCAATTCCGCCAGGAAGATTAAATTGAAACGCACCCAGTATTCTTCCCATCGAAATTTTTGCTTGTGCAACACACCAGCGCTGAAAGAACCAGTCATCGTATAGTCTATTCTCTTCAATCTTTACATATGTTTCCAAGAAAAGATTTTTCTTAGGGTCTCTACCTGTGATCTTAAGACGATGCGTGTTTCGATTAAAATCATAACGAACTCTTTCTAAAATAAAAGCTTTAGTTAAATCCCAATAAGAATATTGTGCAGTCCTTAATACTAGGTCATCTGATGCAAATGGTGCAAGATAAATTTCTGCAGCAAGTAAGCGGTTATCAGAAAAATCTCGGTCAATGGTTCCTAAACGTCCACCGCCAGAAATTTCTTTACATTCATAAACCGTGATAACACATTCTGGGAGCAGCACGCTACGAGTCTTTTTAAACTCCGGATCGTTAAACCACTTTTTTTCAATAACATAATATTGAGTTTCTACCGCAGGGCCGTAATTTACATAGAACCAATTTAGCGCTTGATTAATAATCCTTTCGGCTTCTCTCTCCGGAATTGAATATGGAAGAGATCCGCTGCCAGTAATCTCGTCATTGACTTGTTGTATCAGTTCAGCTCTTGTCATAGCAATTACCCAAGAACGTTTATCACGTTCACGTCTTTTTCTTTCGCTTGATTGATAGCCCACTTTTTAGCATCGCTATAGTTCATCGCTTTGTCTGTAAAAACTTCTTCTCCGCCAATTTCAAATGCCCACATGCCATTTCCCTTAGGTTCTTTTCCGTGAACACCTTTATATTTTGATGTGCTAACAGTAATGCTTTCTTCAAATAAAAAGCTTTCAAATGTTTGTATGTGTTTCATTTCCTTTCAGCTTATTTATGACTTCATCGTTCTTTGCAATCTGCTTAAGATTTTTTACGATGTTTTTACGATTACCTTTTGGTTTTCCGTTTTTCTTACCTTTTGCCACTATTTCTTGGATTTCTTTTTACCTTCGTCTTTGTAAGATCCTGGCGACTCTGTAGGTTCAATAGCTTCAACCATCATAGTCTCTTTTGATATCTTAGCAAGTTTTCCAATTTCACCGTTTCTAACAACACCGCGATTAACTTCGCAGTTAATTAGCATTGACTTGTTTTCAATAAAACAATCATTAAGAACATTACCAATGTGAAGATCGCATTCGGTTACTTTAGAAAAATCCACGGTGTTTCCTTTCATAAAATGACTCTCTGTGATTCGAGAATTTTTTACTTTGCAATTAAAAAACCAAGATCTGGCGATAATTCCTTCAACTTCACAATTAATAAACTCAAAATCAGAAAGAGTACAGTCTTTTAATTTTGAATTCTTTAACTGAAACATTCCCGTGTCAGAATCATAATTAAACTCACCTTTTCGCATTTTTCCAGTAATGATTAAATCATATAGCTTTTCGTGAATTACGCCCCAAAGTGCTTGCAGGATTTGTGGGTCATTTTTTAAATCAATTGATACTTTAATATCAGGGAAGATTTTTACAAAAGCATCATACTTGACAAATCCTTCATACATTTCTTTATCAAGATCCATCATTTTTCGAAATGAGTCTTTCTCTTTCTCCGTGAATCCTTCAAAATTTAGCGTTTCGTAGAGATGAAGTCCAAAATATTCAATAATGTCAAGAATTGTTTTTGTCTTCTTTTCATAATCAGCTCCACCTAAGTAACGATATTCTAAGTAGCCTTTTTCAGCTTTAAGAAAGTTAACGCCAAAGTATTTTTCGCTTGCTGGAAGAGTTAAAGTTGACCGGCTAAATTCATCCAGTGTAGGTGAGTAAAAAAGAATACGATTAGGCCGAATTGATCGAATGCTTCTTGCATAAACGCTGTCTTTTCTTTTTGGAAATTTGTCAAAGATCACGTTTTCATCAAATGAAAGTATGAATTTTGGTATGTTAATGTTTTGTATTGTAAAATTTGTTGGAATGATATTGCCATCAATACTTATGTTCACGTGTATTGAACATCTTTCATTGGTATAACCGTTAGATCGTATCCATTCAAACATTTTAATCAATACGTTCCGAGCCTCTGAGTATTTCATAGGCCCGGTAACCAGTTCACACATCTTTTTCCCACCAGAGTAGTCAGGCTCTAACTTAAAGATAGCATCACTTGGCGCAACTGGCGAATGATATAGTGGCTTTGGCTCCCCAAGACTACTCAAAGAAAGCGGTACAACAACTCTCTTTTTTAAAAAAGATGCAATGTCACGCGCTGTCTTAAATACATCAAGTGAACTATAGAACTCAAATTCAAACCCGATTTTTATACCAGACAGAACCTCTTCCTTTGTGTAATTCTTTTTAACTTTCATTTATGATTAAACTTCTATTTTAGCTTTCGGCAGGGATTGACAGAAAGATCTTGTCGTTATGAACACGATCTACTGAAACCATCACGGTTTCACCTACCGAATAGATTTTCTTTTTTAATTTGATTTCCTTTTGCGAAATTAGGCCAACCATGTCTTTTTGAATTTTTACCAATGTCCCAAAAGGCTGAATTGAAATTACTTGTCCGTCGCGAATTGTTCCTAAAAACTTATCTTTAAAATCTTCAATTTCTTGACGACGAATTGACGGATCCTCGTCAGTTAAAATGATTTTCTTATCCGGCGTAATTTCCTTAATCCAAAAATCGACTTGCATGCCAGCGCGGTATTCTCCAGCAGCAACACCGTCTTTCATAGCAGGTGTCATTTTACTGCTGTGTATTAACCCTGTAAAGATTTCTTCAAATTCTACAAATATACCGTACTTAGCCATTCCAGTAATAACACCAGTGTATTTCTTATCAAGATCCAATTCGTCAAGCATCCTAGGCATAATAGTGTTAACATACTTCTTAAACGAGAAAACAAAGGTTTCGCTCTCTTTTAAATAGTCTTCAACCATTACTTTAATTTCCTTGCCTATCATTGAATCAAAGTCTCTAACAATGTTTGTTGCAGCAAGAGAGCCAGGTAAGAAACCGTTAATTCCCATAACGTTAATGATGAATCCGCCACCGTTCTTTTCCATGATTTTTCCATAGTACGCAGCAGTACATCCTTTAATCTGCTCAAAGAACTCTGAACGCATTTTCAATTCATGACCTTTTGAGATTGACCCTTTAAGATATGGCTTAACACTCTCAATGACAATATGGTATCCTTGCTCCAAGAACACGCTTTTACCGTCCTCGGTTTTTAACCATTCGACCAATTGCACTGGAGTCAGATTAAGCATATTGCAGAAATGCTTTTCATTTTTTGGATCTATGACTGCATCAACAAACCCATTTAAAGACACGTGGATGTCTTTTTCAGTGATGTAAGTTATATCTATAATCTTACGGTAGTCGCCTACACGTGGTTCTTTAGACTCAATTGTGGCTATTTTAGAAAGCTTTTCAAAATAATCAAGTGCATAAGCCTCATGATTACATACTGCTACGTTATACTTTTCCAAGATAGCTTTGTTAGGGCTCTTACGGTGATAACTTTCTAAAGTGTTCCAGTTAATTTCGTTTGTGATGGACGTTTTTTGAATTGTTTGCATATTTGAGATTTTGGTATATATCCGAGTTATTCTTCTTTTGCTTTAATTTATTAAGTGATAATGGAATTATTTTATCCCACCCATTTTAATAGGATCTAAGGGATCAAATGTTAATTCGATAGGTACTGGATTAGGAACAGCAGAAACACCTGCGCCTATCGTTACTGTACCAATAGGAAGGGTAATGTAAATCGAAGCCTTTTTAAGATGGCTATCAATAATGTCAGCAATCAGAGGTGCTAATACAGTTGCCATGTTATTTGAAACATCTCTGGCAATATGATCTGACAGCGAATCAGCCCAATCTATTGCAACTTCGGTCCATAATCTTTTCTTATAAACTTCAACGTCGAGTCCTGCTTGTTGAGGGTTTGCTCGTATCCATGTATCAATTTCTTCTTGTACCTCATATAGACTTTTAGTTCCTGATATTGGTGCTAATAAATGTGTGTTAAGATCAGCTTTAAGTGTAGGTTCTAATTTCTTAAAAGCATCAGCTAGTTCTAATGCAAGCGTGGGTGTAATTAACGGCATATTATTTTACTTTTGTTACAGGTGTAGCACCACGACCACTCAGCTGTGCTACTGTCATTGGTACAACAGGTGGTGTAGTAGGTGCACCTAAGTTACCTAAGTGCGTGTGCGTATTAAAAAGTGTCAAGAAGGTGTCACCGAGAATAACGCGTTCTTGCGCCCCTTCACCTAATTCAATTGTTGATGTTTGGTCAAGAACTATTGTAGGTGAAGTTACTTTAACTTCTTTTTGTGACACTATGTTAATTTGTGATCCTATCAGTTCAATGATACTCTCGGTACCTTTGTGTTCAATGGTAATACTGCTGTCAGGATTAATTATGATTTGTGAATCTTTATGAAAGAGTGTAAGACCTTTACCCGGAGTGTAAAAGATTTTCATCTCTTCATCTACATCATAAGCTAAAACATGGCTATTAAGATAAGAATCGGTAATCTCAGCCTGAACGTCAGGATTAATTGTTTGAATTGAAAAGTATTCTGGCGAGTAAATGCTTCCTTCGTTAAACCTGACTTGTACGTATGTACCTACTTTAGGAATACTGATATCAGCAAAGCCGCCGTCTGGCCCACCTGCAAACATCTTTCGTCCACCAGGATGTGCCCATGGAACTGCTTCCGGGTTAACCTCTTTCTTTTCAATTGCACCGGTTGGAGTGCCTTTTGGATCAACTTTAGATTCTTCAGATTCATAAAGACCATAAACCATGATCTTACAACGGCCTTCTCTCTCAGGATCGTCATTATCAAGTATCTTTCCTAAAAAGTATTTTCCCGCGAGTGAATCTTTGCTTAGACTTTTGCCCATTCGTTATTCATTACCTAAGTTTGCTGAATTTCCTTTTGGCGGCTCCGATAGATTGCCTTTTCCAATATTATTTGTCGGCTCTTCCAGATTAATTATAGGTCCTTCAAGTCCTGCATTACCTACATTGTTTCCTCCTTTAATTATAAGAGGTTCTTGTAGTTTTTGATTTCCTAGGTCATCAGAATTTTTTTCTAGGTTTGTTTCTGCTCCTGAAAGATTGGAACTACCGAGAAGTATTTTCTTGTCATTGCTTTCACCGGTATTAAAAATTTCTTTTCCAAGAACCGATGAATTTGATTGGATATTTGAATCAGGGCCGGATAGGTTTGTATTTCCTGGGTCTGTAAATTCTGCCGGTGGGCCATCCAGTGTTACTTCACCCATTTTTCCTGGTACTACCGGTGCACTTTCTAATTTTTGATTTCCTATTATTCTGCCGTCAAGCCCACTTGCGGCACCTGATAGATTAGCTGACTTAGGATCAATATTGGTATCCGGACTTGCTCCGTCCAGTGTTATATTACCTGGCGTACCTGGCTTGGTTTCGGCTGACTCTAACTCGACAGCGGTCAGTTGTGCACCTTGCGGTTTAGCACCGTCCAGTGTTACACTCTTATTACCTAACGTATTAGACACAGCAGCTCCGTCCAATGCTACACTTCCTGCACTTCCTGGCTTGATTGGCGGAGATACAAGTGATTGCTCACCTAGTCCTTCTCCTGCGTTAATTGGCGGTCCTTCTAAATTAACAAACGGTTTGCCACTTAAGCTTGTCGGAGGAGGCGCTGCAAGTTCCACTTTACCTTGTGATCCAGCATTTGGTTCAGCGCTAATAAGATTGACTTTACCTGGCGTAGGATTGCCTGCAGCTACGCCATCCAAAGTAACACTTCCACCAACTGTTGTTGGTTTAGGTGGTTCAACGAGATCAACTGTTGTTGTAGATATTGGAGTAAGAGGTCCGCTATTCAGAATAGTTCTTCCTAGATCTCCGTCTAGTGGTGAAGGAGCACCTATTGGCACTGAACTTCCTGGATCTCCTTCTAGTGGTGAAGTAGCACCTAGCGGCGATGAACTTCCCGGATTTCCTTCTAGCGGTGAAGGAACACCTATTGGTGCAGAACTTCCCGGATTTCCCTCTAATGTAGTAGAAGGCCCGGATAGAATAACGCTTCCACCGCCGCCATCCAAAGATCCTCCACCTGATTGAAAAAGAATCTGGCCTAGTGTAGTTGACATTATAGACGGTGCAATAAATGTTACCGAGCCAGGATTTGTTGATGCGTTTATTGCTCCTTGTAAAGGTTCTATTCCAGGTGTGCCAACAAGAGATATGTCAGGTGAAGTTAAATATGCGTTTCCTATTCCACCTACTAAGTTTTGTGATGCGTTAATGTTGTTAATGATATCACCAATGCTTGAAGACTCTAGATTGCTTCCTGCCACAATTTGAGAAATTTCAGCAACCGACTGTGCTATCTGTGTTACCAACTGCACATCGTTGCCGGATAACTTGAGTCTTCCCAGAATTGCTTGTTCTGGTGGTTGGTTTAATGTGAAGTTAGATATTATTCCTTGAGCCGCAGATATCGGATTGTTTAAAATATTGCCCAGCTCATTACTTAACTGAGCAGGACTTAAATTGTAAACATTGCCCAAAAATGCACTATTTACAACATTTTCTAATGAAGACATTACTTGTGCCGATGCCGCCGCAGTAAGATTTCCAGTAAACGCACTAAGTGCGTTTGTATATCCTTGTAGAGATGATGAAGCTCGCGACGAAATATTTTCACCGGTGGCATCTTGAATTGTTGTATTTGGTGTAAAGTTTTTAAGGCCTGCTGTTTTTTCTCGAGTTGCAATACCAACGGTATCTTGAAGTAAAGCTCCTAATAAGCCATACGTGTTAGATTCTCGAATCCGACCAATTTTAATACCCATTTTTACTTTTGTTGGGTCAGCACTTGCGTATCTTGCTTGATTTTCCAAGTATGCTAGTGATTCTTCTAAAAAGTTAAATTCACAATAATCAAAAGTAAACTTGACAAAAGTTGCAGGATCGGCCTGCGCTCCGGTTGCATCGCGTAAAGTCCGTATCTCCGTAACAATAAGTTCCATTGAAAAGAACCTTTGGGTTTCCGGCAGCATGTACCGCATGTAAGCATTATCCCATACAGCTTTTCGATAGAGATCTATGAGGTATGTCATCCTCATATTAATGCTTTCATTACATTCAAATGTAATTATCTTTTCTTTACCACGAAAATTATTCTTTGGATCAATCTTCCATATCTCTTCAAGCCCAGTTACCTTTTCAAAAACCCAAGGAGTCTTGGTAGACAAGTAAAGCATTCCTTCGCGGAATTCCTGCATCATATTTGCCCGGTAGTATTCGCCTCTTCTTTGCAAGAAGTTAATTGCTGAATCCGGGTGAAAAGAAGCGGATGGCGCTACTCCTCCACCTACATTATTAATTTGTTGAACTGCATTTTCCGGACCTAAAAAAAGACCTTGCGGAAGATAGTCAAGATCATTGTTTGACTTATCATACACCGTGTCGTTAAGAAATCTGAAGTAAAACCCTGTATATGTAGGATCTTCAAACAGCCACCGATTTGATTCAGTGCTTCTTATTCCAGATGTCCAGTTTCCACGAAGGAAATTTTTGGTTATAGTATCTCTAGATTTAAACATTTATGTATATATCTAGCCAGTAGACGGAACTGGCCACTCTCTGCGTGCAAGTCGGAAAATTTGATACAGATTGGGAGGTAATTCCTTAGGAGGATCCTCGTAATTTGTGGATTCAGGTGACATGTTATACATTATCTTCATTCCGCTTACCATGTAAAACCCACTATAGAATTGATCAGCAACTGCAGGAGTTTCATTTGTTGGAATAGTTGATTCATTAGGTGTAGCATCAGAAACTCTTTTTAGCGTATCATCTTGTGTGATTAGTATGATAGGAAGTTTTTCTCCTCGGTAGACATTGGGATTCCAGCGTTCAACGTTCGCTTCTATATACATCTTATTTAGCTCTTCACGATTTCGTGTATTCCAGAGTTCTGAATAAAGGTACTTATCATGAACGTCTCGATACTGTACACCTAGCCAATACTTTTTATTTTGTGTTATCCAAGAATCATCTTCCGCAGTGCCATCTGCTTTCTTAGGGTATGCTCTTCCCTTTAATAGAATCTTTTTATCCGCGCTTCCTTCAGAGACAATAGGATCAACAAAGATATCCCAGGTTTTCCCACTTTTTTGATCAAAGAATTGCGCAAAACTGCGATATCCGTATCTACGAGAAATTTCCGAACTGTTATTAACGACCCGATAGCTCTTGATGTACATATTGGTACCACTGACACTTGCCATATCAGTTAACAGTTTTTTTGTTTGCTGTTGGGTACCTTCTTCAAAGTTATCATCACTATTAAAGTCTTTCATTCCTGTAATGTCAAGAATTGCGGCATTTAGTTTTTCTTCACCTTCTACTTGTGCATTAACATTAATAAAGTTTAAATGATAATAGACATCAATAAAGCAATCATAAAAACATTTTTCGTCTTTCCAAGCGTGGTCTGTAACATGCCGTATGAAATTAAAAAGATTGTCACCTGCGCAGATCCAATTCTGCGTATCGGTAGTGCTAGTTTCATTTGTAGCAAAACCCATTTTTAGTTTCTGCGAAACTTGTTTAAGAACATCAAACGAAGTACCATTAAAAGACTCAATAATTTCGTCTCGGAGATTTTTAATGTAGAGCTCACCTTCAATTAGAATTGTCGATCCTCTTCCTTCAATACCTCCACCGCTATCATTGACATTTGTTATCACATAATCATTGCGTATAGGTTTGAAAGCATCATTCTTGGCACGAATAAAGATTGACACAATATCACCGTCTTTTGGCATACTGTGCGACTTAAAGACAGCTGTATCAGCTAAAAGAACTTTAAATCTTACCGTAGGAATAAATCCAGTAGCGTCAAGAAGAAACTCTAAGATTTCCTTCGTCTTAAAAACATATCCGTTAACAGTGATTAGCGGATAGCTTGTTCCTGTGTCTTTTTGATACTGTCTTCCTTGTACACCCTTTTGATCGCCAAGCTCATCGCTGGTTCCCGTGAAAACATCTTCCAGAATAACATCATCTAGCTTAATTTCCGGTTTGACAATAGAACGAATTACACTTGATTCCTGAGACATACTATGAGTTGTTTAATCGATTCTTAACAATACGCGCAATGAATTCACTTTTTGAAATAGGACCTTCATCAGCTTCGCTGCTTTTTGTTACGTTAGGACCCATGTAAATTTTCCCATTACGAACTTGAATTTCAGTATCACCAAAGTCAGCGTAGTTAGGAGGGAGCGAATTATTAGCTGGTCCAGAAACAGGCTTTCTTGCCGTGTCCCTCTTGCTAAACGACTGTAATTGAGGATCAATTTTTGATTTCTTTTCCGGTGTTAAATATTGTTGGCGTACATCTTCCTTATTTTTTGCGCTGTTATTAACCGCACGAACATTTCGACCAAGACTATACAGGTCATACGTTACCAAGATATCGCCTTCATCAATGGAAAAAGGATTACTGATACCGTTAAACTTTAATATCTTTTCTGCAGGATCTATGTAGCCATACATCTCGTTTGATATTAGATCAACTCTCATAGACGTATCTCTGTCAACAAGAAAGTAGCCGATTCCTGTTGGCGGAAGCGACGCAGATTGAACTACAATATCTTTTTCTAAAAAATTAACAATTTGATTTCCATATCCATCTTTATAGAATGGCTTTGTATCTTGTGTTATCGGAAAAGTTATCATTATTTATCCATGTATTTTACGCCATGACTATACACTGAGTTTAGAACGTTTTTTACCTTTGGCGCAGTTGATTGCTTGTAATAGCCAAAGATCTTATTGACTTCTTGTGGATCACCTAATAGCGGATTATACGCTTTTCCTCCACCTTCGCCGCCTGCGTTACGTCCTTCTCCATTGCGATTAGCCTGAGCAGTTCCTATATTATTACTGTTAGAAGTTGACGAGTCAACCGCCGATGTTTGGGTTGATGAAAATGTATCTTCGTATCCTTTAGGTAAGGAATACATGCGTCCTCTTCCTTTGTTAAACATTGATTCAATTCCTGCCCGGTCACGAGGCATACCGTGCTCTAATGTAATAGTAGCCTTTAGTTCGGTTGGAAAATCGTCAGGACCCAATTCATCGTTAAACTCAATTTTAATACCTGTGCAAATAAGATTACCTATCATCATCATGGGGTTTAGCGGGCTTCCAACAGTTAGATGCCATTCACCTACCGGTGCGCCTGTCAAGATAGAATGAATTCCTTGCATAAACCCTTTAGAACCGCCACTACTCAATTTCATGGCTGAACTAGCTGCGCCAGAGGCAATTGATTGTAGACCGCTAACTGGGTCATCAAGAAATTTACTAAAAACATCACCAAAGTTTTTTAACGCAGTAGTGAACTGCGTACTGAGTGCTTCAAAGAAACCGCTAGGATTACCTTGAAGCCATGCTGCACGTCCAGCGTCGCCTCCTAAAAACGGTTCCAACGATCCACCTGCTCCTTGCGGCATATAACGATTCATCCCACCCCAAAATGAAGCCTCATTATATGTTAGAATCATAAGATTACCTAAGATGTCCAAGAGAGCTGCCTTTGAATTAATACCGCCAATTGAGCGAGCTGAATATTCAAATACAAGCGAAATTTCATGCTTAAATGTTATACCTCTTTCACGAGCTTGCGTGTTATCAACGACGGTTACGGGTCCTAAAATCTTATTTGCATAAGGACCATTGTTATAGGGATCTGGTGGAGGACCTCCATCGCTAGGTTTAAGAGCATCCGCGCCACCTGTTAGAAACCCGAGTGCTTTAGCTAATCCAGGTAAAGGGCTGTCCGGATTTCCTGGACTGCCGCTATTACTAACTTCCCAAACATCAGCCTTAACTTCTTTCCATTTGAGTCCTGCTTCAATTGGTCCCATGATTGTGGATATCTTGTTTCCTGGATCTTCACCAAGAAAAGTTATTGCTGTTGCAGCAGGTGTTAAATTCTTTTCTTTAACTTCTTTTTTAGCTTCTTGGGAACTTCCTACTGAATCCAAGACAGGAAACGTATACCGTCTTAAGGTAATCATATAGTTGAGAGGAACTTTCTTCCACCACTTTAAAAAGACAAAGTCTTGGTACTTATACGGAAATTTAATGTTTTCCGGCTGCTGACACCAATTGACCAACTCGGTAACCGTTAATTCACCCATTGATGATTGGTTCTCACCTTTTAGAGTTCCTTGTGAGGAAACATCATAAAAGCGAGGTTGATTCTCTCGATCAATTAGATATTGATTTCCTTGCTTTCCTGCTGCTGCTTGTAAGTTAATGTAAGCATTGTAGTTCATGATTGATGGAACCCCCCAAAACTCAGTGTACTTGCTTTTAGCCGCATCAGGTGTAATCTTAGAACTCGATGCAGAAGTTTGCGCTCCACCCGGTCCTTCCACCACAAATCCATCAACAAGCGCAGCTTGTAAACTTTCCGTATTGGTAAAAGAATAGACAACTGATCCATCATCGCCAACAACGTATATTAGTCTAGGATCTAAAGGAACCTCCGTATTGCCGAAATTAATAGACGATGTGCTATCGTTGTTTGTTTGCTGCGACGGGTTGGTTTCATTACCTGGTGGTGAAATATCCGGCCAAACAGATTTACCCTGACTGCGTAATTGCGCTGGTGTTTCTAGCGTGGTAATAATTTGTGACCAACTCTTTTTCGGTCCAATACCTTCGCTGTATAAAAGCTGATCTTGTGATTTAAGTAAACCATAACTATGTATTAGGCCTATCTTAGCAATAAATTCATAATCGTACGGAGGGTTAATTGGAGGATTTTGCGATGCTTGACCTGCAACGCCAGCCTCTCCTGCATCATTCTCTCCTAGTTGTTCTTCCGCGGTCTCTCCAGTAGGTTCCATAACGTTAATCTATTTTTGTATATATCAAATGAATTCAGCTCATCTTGTTTTTAGATATATAGAAAAACTCTTTTTTCATGCAACGAAACATACAAACATTTGAAGACTTTGTCAACACAACATTAAAAGAAGAGGCTGAAGGATCTATGTATAAACAAAAACTAGCAGATATCACAAAGACAGCTGCTGAACTAGAAAAAATGATTGCTGATGAAGATGACCTAGAGGCTTGGGTTCAAGACAAGATTACCATTGCTGGTCATAACGTAAAAGCTATCCATGATTATCTTTCACAAGGAAAAGAAAAACCAGCGGATCTTATTCAAAGTAAACCGCTTTTTAGCGAAAAAGATAAGGATTCTGGAAAGAAATGAAAAGACCTACTGAATTTACCAAAGATCTGATTCCTAAGGGAAAAAGACAAAAGAAGAATATCTTTACACGTACTCCTCGGATGAAAAGCCGAATGATTTTACGTGTAAGAGATTCCAATCAAAAGTTGATTAATGAAATTAATGACCTGCAAGAAAAACTGCAGTCTACTGATGTAGATCCAACTGATCCAGACCAGTAATGCTTTCATCGCTTAACCAAGCAACAGGATATGAATGGCATTCAATGATATGCACTTTCTTTGCCATCGGAAAAAACATGACCTCTTCAAATAACTCATAGTAGTCCTCGTTTTTGTCCTTTTCTGTTAGCAGAATAACTTTGTCGATCTTTTTCAGATCTTGTGTATAATGAACAAACTCACGAATGATTTCGTCGTCCATTGTAGGGTTACTATAGATGATAGAAAGTAGTTTTCTTCCGTTGCTTCCTTCGCGGATCATCTTTTTTATTTCTTCGTTGATTATAAAAGATGAGCAAGAATCAATATTTGATGGCTGAAAGCCAAGGCGATCAATAACTTCGTCGGTACTAATGACGAGATATTTCCGTAAATTGAGAAAACACTTCTTTATCTTACTTTTATCATCAAAAGTCAAGTAAAGATTCACTATTCTTTGTGGTTTTTTTCTAGCTGCCGCGCACGGCGTTCGGCTAATTTTTCTAATCGGCGTTCCTTAATTTCACCGTTCTTCTTGGCCATTGCGTCAGCTTCTTCGTATGTCATACCGCTCTTCATCCACATTTGCAAGTTAGCTGCATACGCATCAGCCTCTACTTGTACATTTCGATTCTCTAATTCCTGTACGTTGTTTAAATGGATTTGCTTTCCTGCGGCAATCTTTCTTTGCCGTATGTCTTCTTGTTGTTCAAAAGACATATTCTTAAACTTCTTTAAGAGACCTAGTTTCTTTTCTAATTCTCTTCTTTCTTTGTGGTTATTCATTTTCCGATAGCTTTAGCATACATATAATTAAACAGACGAACAAAAGATGCAAGCACTAAACTTTCATCTGATGCAATTCCATTACTAACGTCAACCATTTCTAGGTAAGATTTAATCTCTTTTTCTGAGCCGTCACCGTTGGTTTCTTCTTGTGGAAGTCCAGTCACATCAACGGCAAAGACAGGAATCACCTGATCACTGTTCTTGCTGATATAGATAGGACCTAAAAATAGCCATCTATTAAGAGAATCTTCAGGCATTGTAAATCCTCCTTCTTCGCGCAGTTCTCTTACAGCCGTGAATAGCAGACTATCATCTTCATATTCAATAGTCCCGGTAATCAAGGTATCAGAAAAATCGTTTTCTCTGAAATTGTTAAACTCGTGCAATAGTCCAATCGTTGAAATAATTCCGTTGTCATCGGTACAATAGGGCATCACAGCAACTGACATATGCTTATTCTTTAAACCTACTTGGCCGTTAATATCAACTACATCAAACCACTTATCGGAAAATAATACTTTAGGCTGTTTCATTTCTTTTTTTCTTTTTTGAAAAGGCCTGAATCCAGATTTGTGTAGCAATCTGCTGTCGAACCTCTTCCATGTTTATACTGTTTGCAAGATAATCTTTAACGTGTTCTTCGCCATTTTCATATGAATCAGAAAGGATTCGCATAAGATCAATGGACGGCATGTCAATAACAACACCAATGGAAACTGATGATTTTGTTTTTTTGCTGTTGTTGAGCAATGCAGAGATAGGCGAAGTTGTTGGAACCGTCTCAACTCTTCGTAAAGGCGGGTTAACTTCCGGTGGAAGAACGTTTTCCACTTCTTTTACTGTAGGTTCGACAAAGCCCGCATCGTCCAAAATTTCAACGAAGTAATCACCAATCAGATCTTCATTACCCCGAGATCCATCAGTGAAAACAAGGAAGTTAAGGCCGTTGTCTTGCGCGATATCGCCTAACCATTTGACCCGTTGACCAATGCGATCACCTTTTAGCCATTGATAGGTTTTTGTTGTTGTCATGGTTGATGTTTGAGTATATATTGTGTCTTTAGAACTCAATGAAATTTTTGTATTCTTCATGGTATTCTCGCATCCAGGCTTCACTGAATCCTGCATTGGCCCATCCAAGGTATTCCAACCTAAACTTTTTAAGAAATTCCGAAATATGTTTTTCATAATCACCGCCTGTCATTTGCATGACTTCTGGATAGCTAATTCTAAAAGTGTGTGATGTTCCTTTAATCCGCCAAAAGAGATAGAGTAAGGTACTGATGTAATCATAGCCGTATTCAATAGTAAGTGGTGTCCACTTACTCACAGTAACATCAAATTCCCCTTTCCCTCTTAATAGGGAAAAATCTTTGACGAATGGCATTCTTAATTAACAAGCTTGCTAACCTTTTCTTGATACTCGTCTTCCAAAGCATCAATCATTAAACCAATGATGTTCTCACGATCAACTTCGTGCAACTTAGCCATTGCATCCATGTCTTGACGCATGATACGAATTCGGGCTCTTGAGCTTTCTCCGTGACAGAGTTCAATAGTTATACTGTCCCAATCAGAGTACTCGATGTTTTTCATTTCTTCCAACTGCTTTTTAATTGCATCTTGGACTTCTTTATTGTTTTCCATGTTGATTCCTTTGAGTATTTATCTCGGTTAAAAAAGTTCTTGGTTTTCCGTCATTTCTTTTAGCAATTCTCGGCCTCGCTTAATCTTATACCAAACCAAAGTTTCACTACAACCTATTCTTTCCGCAATTTCTTTATATGTTGCATCTTGCATATACTTCATAATGATTGCTGTAGAAAGATCTTTTGGCAGTTTATCAAGCATAATCTTGATAAGAGCCATCGATCGCTTACGATCGATGTTTTCATCAAATGCGTCAATTGACGGTACTTGGTACTCGACGAATTCGTCTCCGCCATTTCCATAGACTTCATCGAGCGACTTAGTGCTAACGCGTTTTTTCTGTTTAGGAATACTGCTGATATAAGAATGCAGACACATGATCATAAAAGTAAACACCTTTGACTTCTCTGGATCATACTTGTCCAGTCGTAAGAAGACTGTTCCTAAGACAGTCATAGTAATGTCTTCCAGTTCTTCAGGGGAAATTTCGGGTAAACGACGCTTTGCTGCGGTAAAAAGAATTGCTTTATACTTTGTCAGTAATGTGTTATACGCAGCGTTACTTCCGGCGATTGCTTCATTAACTAACCGTTTATCTTCATCATGCGAAGTGTAAGCTGTCTTGCCAATTCTTTTTTTCATTACAATTTATATTTGCTATCAGTGATATAGTTCTAAAGAAGAGACCTCGGTGATAGCGAATCCCGAGGTCTCACTTGCCGTAGCAAGAACGGTCCTAAGTCCGTATGTTTTTATTGGAGCGGTTGTTTACAAGGACATTCTGGATTTTCACAAAGACAAGATCTTTCTCCTGTGGTTTCCAAAGGTTCTTCTTGATATTCCATGTTTTCTGAGTTATCTTTTGACTTGCGATAACCCAGTAAACCTGCGCCAATTCCTGTAAAGATAATAGATTGCATCATGATGTCAGGCGACTTATCAGAGATAAGCGATCCGATAACACCTCCTATGAAAGCTAACGAACCAATGAAGCAGATAAAAATGCCTATCGTTCCACTGCCAGAAGTTTTTCCGTCGCTATTCGACGTCATTTGTGCAAATGAGAAACGGTTAACGTTCCCAATTCTTTGTCGTTTCATAGTATGCCCTAGTCACTGGCATTTCCTTCGCTATCAATGTATCCTACAATTCCACTCTTTGCCGCACTACGAATTTCATAGTCGATTGTCATGTCTTTA